TCTTATCACGTTCTTTCCCATTTTTTCGTATAGAGTAGCCATTCTCTTGGCAGCTTTTTCTGTCCGATATATGATATATTCCCCATCAACACAGATTTCTCTACGCCTCTCTGGACAACATTCCATGTCGGGAACTCCCAGACAGAATACCTTTTGACCTTTCTTACCATTTTTGATATATACTGATTCGACTTGCCCATTTGGACAGTCCAGAGCCTGAAATTTACATTCCTCATACTCGTAATCCAGCGTTACACATAATTTTCTCCTTACTATTACTTTCTTTGTTGACCTAAGCATATGAAACCTCCTATTGTATTTAGTTGAGCCAGTTTAACGTCTTGGCTCAGGACGTGTTACGTTTATCTCTTTGTTACTTTTTTAGAGTTCTTATTGGAACGATAAGTAACCACGTGTCTCTCACCCTGTTTCTTTACAGTAACAGTAGCCACTCTTCCAGACTCTGTGTTCCTCTCAGGCTGGTATGCACCGAGTTTTCCTCTGTTTTTCTTGTACTCGATTATGAGCCTGTTTTCTTTCAACATCCACTCAATAAGCCTCTTCTTGGAGCCAAAGGCCTTATCTGGAATGTCAATTGTGTAATTTCCGAAAGTGTCTCCCTCGAACGGTGATGATACAGATGTTACTTTCTTTGTTGATTTCTTCACAGTGACCTCCTTAGTTGGTTTTGGTTGAGCCTTCTTTATAGGCTCTGCTTTCTTTGTTACTTTCTTTGTTGATTTCTTCACGGTAACCTCCTTAGTTTGTTTTGGTTGAGACTGTTCTACTTTCTTTGTTGATTTCTTCACAGTGACCTCCTTAGTTTGTTTTGGTTGAGACTGTTCTACTTTCTTTGTTGATTTCTTGCCTTTATCAACTGGTTCTAAATCAGGTTCAGGCAGTTCGTTGTCAAACAAGTCATCATCAAGAACAACTGGACCCTTTCCACTGGTTTTGATAACCCCATGTTTCTTTATATACTCCTCAATAGCTTGTAATTCTTGCTCTCTTTTTGTTAAAGGGACTTTCTTAGGCATGATATTCTCCTCCTTATTTAGTTTTATTCGTGTTACAGACTTCTTTAGTGGTACACGTTCTATTTTCTTACCACTCTGAATTTTTGTTACCTCCTTCATTAATTTATACTCCTCCCGTGCCATTTTATCCATATAGGGAGGGTCCATTGGTCCAACGGCACTTCTGTCTTTCAACATTGCTGTGCCATTGGCCTTTATGTCGAGCAACTTTTTAAGTTGCTTTTTAGAATAATTCTTTTCGAGTATTCTAACAACATTCTTATTAATAGCCATTGTTACCTCCTTCAGAGCGTATAGCCGCAATTCTCTCTTCTAATATTGTAGACTCTTGTTTATACATCTAGCAACCTCTACCAATTCCACATGAAAATGGAATATATAATCCCAATGGTCATTAGACCTATCCAAATGAGTTTATGTGTTTTGTCTCTCATCATTATTTCACCTCCTTTTTCGATAATTGTAATCCAAGTCCAACTCTAGACTCACGCCGTTTACACCGTAATAACTCTTGACATAGTGTACACTTATTATACACCAATCTTAACTCCTTTTCGTATTTCTTTAATTCATCATCGGGTAAATAACGTCTACATCTCTTCATGATTGCCTCCTAGTCTGTTCCGTGAGGTTTCTCTCATCAGCATATGAGTGACCAACTCATATGTACCTACAAGATGTACAGTCTTGTAGGTTTCGAGATTGTTACCAGTTTATTTTAGAGACTCGGTCAATCTCAGTTTTTGTTACTTTCCCTCTCTTGCCAACTGAAGGTCGTAGAGCATTTCTAAGAACGTTGTCATTTTGATTTCGGATAAGCACTTTAAGAGCTTTAACATTGGTTACTTGTCCTTTACCACTAACCCCTTTTGGTCGTACTATGCGTTCCATTTTCCCTCCTAGTACATTCGTTCATGTACTAACTCGTCTGAGTATCATACATGTAACGTTTGTTGATTAGAATGTGCCACGTTTAATGACATTCATAGTTCTAATCACACTATTCAGTTTTTAAAAAAGTTGACAAGAATTTTCCATCAATACCCACACGGACGTCTAAGACACTTTTCGTGAGGGTAAAGAAACACTTTGTGTTTCCTTTTATTCATTCCCACGCAGATTAAGCCCCTAAAAAAAGGAGCTTTCACCAAAAGGTGTTAACTCCAGAAGGAGTTCTAATCAAAAGGTGTTAACTCCAGGAGGAGCTTTCACCAAAAGGTGTTAACTCCAGGAGGAGCTTTCACCAAAAGGTGTTAACTCCAGAAGGAGTTCTAATCAAAAGGTGTTAGCTCCAGGGTGTTAACTCCAGAAATAGTTGTCACCAAAAGGTTCTATCTTCAAAATAAGCTCTAATCAAAATGTGCTATCTTCAATATCAAAATACTTATATGCTAGAAAAATCAACATGACTTTAAAACTAATTATATCAAATTGGTCGTATGAAATTTTTATAACTTTATAAAAAAGGATTCTGAAAACTTGACAAATAATGGTTATCAGTTATACTATACGAAATTTGTATAAATTTTTTATAAAAGAGGGTAATTTTATGAAAAGAGTATCACTCAAAGCTACCAAAACCAGAAATCTGAATAAAAAAAGGAAAAGACTTCTAAGGGATAGAGGAATTACCACTAAAGATATGGAAATTGCTATTAGAGAGTCTGGAGGTTTTATCACGAAGGCAGCACGAATGTTGAATATATCTATTGGCACTTTACAAAACTATATTAAGACTAAGTCCACCTTACGTGAAGCTCTTTTTGAGACACGTGCTGAATTTGTGGATGAGGCTGAAGCATCACTTAGAGAGTTGGTTAGAGCTAAGAACTTGACTGCTACTATATTTACTCTTAAATGTCTTGCTCAGGACAGAGGTTATATCGATGTACCAAAAACAGGTAGGAGTGAAGATATGCCTATTTATATAAAGTTTGTGCCAGCAACACCTCAGGTACAGTTACCGAAAGCAACTATTGTGGTAGGAAAGAATGAGGAGAAGATAGCTAAGGCTGAGGCTAAGGTACTTAAACTTGCTAAGAAGAATGTGGACGAGATTGTAGATGGAACCATTATAGAGGATGTTGAGAATATGTCTGACTTGGAACTGGATGAGGATAAATTAGGAAAGTTTTAAAATGAGTAAGTCTAATAAGTCTAGTAATATAGTTAGAGATATAACTAATAGCGTTTATGTAAGTAGTAATCCTGCTAACAAATTCTATGCTAATCAAATGCAGATTGATGCCAAGCCTGTAGAGTATGAGGTCAAGGTTACAAATGTGTTTGCTAGAAATATGGCTTGTAAAAAAAGAATTGTTGTTAATAGAGGAAGTGCTGGCTCAAGTAAAAGTTATTCAATAGGTCAATTGTTGATTCATAGATTTCTGTCTGAGAGGAAGAAAACCATTCTTATCGTGAGAAAATCTCTTCCATCTTTAAGAATATCTACCTTACCAATGATGTATGATATTATGGAGTCTATGGGAGTTAGGAATAGGTTTGATGAAGAGAAGGTTATGTTGAATTACTACTATAGAGATAATTGGCTTCACTTTGGCTCAATTGACGATGTTGAGAAAATTAAAAGTACGTCATGGTCCTACATATTCATGGAAGAGGCAACTGAGTTTACACTTCGTGATTTTATGACCTTAAGGTCAAGGCTCAGAACTCCTGTGGTTGATGGTAATAGAAATCAGATTATACTGTGTTTTAACCCTATAGATGAGAATCATTGGATAAAACGTAATATTGTTGATAATGATAAAGTGCTTGACAAGGAAGAGATAGTTTCTACTTATCAAGATAACCCTTTTCTTGACCAAGAGTATATAGATGATTTAGAAAATCTGAGACATCAAGACCTTAACTTCTGGCGTATTATGGCTTTAGGGGAGTGGGGTAGATTGTCACATCTTATATACAACAACTGGGATGATACACATACAAGAATGCCAGATGATTGTCAAATAATATATGGAGTTGACTTTGGATTTAATGTTCCCTCAGTACTGTTAAAACTTGGCATAAAAGATAAAGAGGTGTGGGAAGAACAATTAATTTACCAGAAAGGCTTGACAAATGCTGAGTTTATTAAGAAAATAAAGAAGAGTATACCTGTGGACTTGAGAAACAGGCCTATATATGCAGATAATGCTGACCCTGGCAAGATTGAAGAGATGAAATCGGCTGGGTTAAACGTAAAGCCAGTAATGAAGAGTATACGTGAAGGCATTGATTTTGTAAAGAGAATGAAGATTCACGTATTGGCAGGTAGCTTAGAAGTGATTAAGGAGAAAATGTCATATAGCTGGAAAACAGATAAGAATGGTAACCCTCTTGACGAGCCTGTGGAGTTTAACAACCATGCTCAAGATGCTGAGAGATATGCTTTGTTTACACACATAAGACGTGGCAACAGATTTAGAGTTAGATGGGTATAAAATAAATGGAGGGTTCATGATAAATGTAATGAGTATGCTTTCACGAGCAATTAAGTCGGCAGTAGGTATTGACGTCCGTGCCGTTGGTTCTACAGTAGGACCATTAATAGATGACCAGTACATTTATAAAAGTCTAAGACAAATACTTGGTAGTTCAGGAGACTCAAATTCTGTAGACTTTCCTTATAAGAACAGTATTTGGGTATACGCTTGTATAACCACAATAGCCAGAAATTTGTCTAAAGTGCCTCTTAATATATGTTTAAGAGACACTCCGAGTAAAATAGTGACTACTGGTCCGATAGTAGATTTATTTAACAGGCCTAATCCTTTTATGACTAAAAAACTGTTTATAGAAGCTATGAGTATATTTCTCAATCTGTATGGAGAAGCGTTTTTGTTGTGCCAACGTGAGAAAGTGACTGATGTTCCTCTTAATATCTACACGTTTAATCCAACCCGATTCTCACCATATTTTAAAGAGGTTAATGGAGTAAAGTATTTAACTGGTTGGATATATGAAGGGCAAGAAACGGTGCCTCTACAGTTACATGAGGTTCTTTTATTAAGATATTTCAATCCCTATGATGATATAAGAGGCTTATCACCACTTGAGTCATCTAGAATGAGTGTGAATCAGGACTTTTACACTTCTCGATACAATGAAAACTTCTTTAAACAAGGTGTTTCTGTGTCAGGCTTTATTCAGGTTGAAGACAGTTTGAATGATGAGTTATTTAACAGAATGATATCACAGTTTGAACAAAGACATCAAGGCTATGAACGTGCTCACAAGATTGCTATTCTTGAGGGTGGTGCTAAGTTTGTGCCTTCTCCAGGAAAGACTCAGAAGGACTTTGACTTGATTAATCTTAAAAAGATGAACAGGTCTGAGATATATGCTGCGTATAAAGTAAATGAGGTAATCTTAGGGTTGTATGAGTCCGTTCAGTGTTTTCACCCTGATACCGATGTAATGACAGATAAAGGCTTTATACCAGTTGCTAAAGTCAAAGTTGGGACAAAGCTTGCTTCTTTAGACAAGAATGGCAAAGTAGAGTTTAAGAAGGTTACTAAGGTTTATGAGTATGACTATGATGGTGACATGTATACTCAGGACAAAGGTAATAACGAGTTCAAGATTGATTATATGGTTTCTCCAGACCACAATATGTATGGAGAGATGCGTTGTGAGCCTGTGCAGTCTGATATTAAGGGGTTTTTCTTTAAGAAGATAAAAGATATTGAAGTCAATAAATTCTCTTCTCCAAGAAGTGGTACGTGGACAGGTAATATGATTGACACGTATGATATAGGGAAGAGAGTGTACAAGGGAAGTGCCAAGAAGCAAGGTAGAAAAGATACTGAGTTTCCCATAGTTCCTTGGCTAAAGTTCTTAGGCTGGTTTATATCTGAAGGGTGTTTTGTTAAAGATGGTAAGACAATTAAGATTACTCAATCAAACAAGACTGGAGTAAATAAGTTAAGATATGACCTTGATGATTTTGCTTATGACTATCATACACATAATTCGGGTCACGGCACAGATTTTATAATAAACGATAAAGATTTATACAGTTATCTTATTGATAATGTTGGAAGATATTGTCATGAGAAACATATTCCACGTGATATCTTAGAGTTACATCCAGATTTGTTGGAACATTTGTTTATATCTCTTATGAATGTAGATGGTTGTACTACTGGAGATGACCAGTACGTTTATTACACTACGTCAAAACAGCTTGCTGAAGATGTATACGAACTTGCTATAAGAACTGGTAGAGTTCCTACGTTCTATCCAACACGTGGTACAGAAGAAGTAAGATATAACAGCAGTGATGAAAGAGATAATGAAAGAGTTGTAAATAATAGAAGGCCTTTGTACAAGATAAGAATAGCCTCAAAGAAAAGTAGCAAAAACATGTCAGTTCTTAGACCGACAACCGTACATTACAAAGGCAAGATACACTGTTTTGAAGTGCCTCCTCATCACACCGTGCTTTCCAGATATAATGGAAGGATAATATGGTGTGGAAATTCATATGAGGGTATTAAAATGGCCGACCGTGCATTCTGGAGAGAATGTATGGTACCACATTTATCATATATAGAAGAGTATTTGAATCTTACTCTTTTATCTCAGATAGAAAATGGTAAGTTTGTGGTCAAGTTCGACCTTGATGCCATTGGTTCTCTACATGAGGATTATCAGACACGTGTAGAAACAGCCAATACCATGGCAAGAATTGGCTTTCCAATCAATGATATTAATGATAGACTTGAACTAGGAATGCCAAAATATAAATGGGGTGACGTTTGGTGGGTTCCAATGGGCATGGTGCCAGCAGATGTTGCTCTGGCACAGGGTGGTTCATTTATTCATAACAATGATGAAGCGCCTGTAGTCAAGCCACCAACAAATCCTAATAAGCCTTCGGAGAAGCCTCCTAAGCCAGGAGAAAAGCCACTAGAAAAGCCTACTAAGCCAACTGACGGACCTGCTAAGCCTGCTAAGATTGAGGATGATGAACAGACAAGAGTCTTGTGGCAAAGATACGTTTCAGTACAATTACGTGTTGAAGAGTTGATGAAAA